TGTCCCGCACGTCAGATTCAGTTGTCTCCGACGGCATTGTATAACGGTAACTTCTTGGAAAGACGTTACTGCTGATCCTCTTCAATCGATGATCAATTTCGGGCTGCACGGCAATACTTGATTGCGTCAGTGCATCGAAATATTCATCATATTGGGTCAAATCTTTATTGACAATGCGTTCACAACGTTCGGCAAGGTACCTATATTCATGTACCTGTAGATTAACATTCCACCTTCTCTTGAAGAAAACATCACGAGAAGACAGCCTGTTCGTAAAGAAGACGCCCCATTCGGGTCGTTCGACTTCGGGAGTAAAATAACTCCCTTCTACGGGCTTACGAAAAGGTTTCCTGAATATCAGGGAGTCATAGGTATTTTCATACCATGCTATGAGTTGTTCAGAAATTTCAATACCATATCGTTCCGTAATTAAATTACAAAACGCTACGAACTTTGGTAAACTGTACGACTTGCACTTGATATAGCTTATATCAACACCACAATAGTATTCTCCACCACACGACTCTCTAAAGAGTCCAGTGAGGAGTGTCTTATCATGGTTGACAAGTAGGCCATATGATTCAAGCGCTTTAATGACGTTCTCCGCATCAATGCGGGGAACTATCATATCATCGCCGTAAACGTAAACTTCGTCACTAACTGACCTTCCGATTGAATAGAAGAGCATAGCCTCGATGGGAAAGCATAAAGCTGATCCCATTGGAGCGAATTTCTTAAATTCTAAAGTTGAGTCAGGTAATGAAGCATGAGTTGACCTCGTTGCTGTTAAAGCGACGAGCCAGTCTGGAGTCACTAATTTCTTAATGAGATTCCAAGACACCATATCAGAAGCATCTTTCAAATCTATCGTTGCATATTTGCAATCGACAGAACTTGAACGTGCGAGAGATCTATTGATCTCTTGGTTAGTGAAGTTGATATAGCCCTTAGCAGGCGATACCTCTTCAATGTGGGTGTATAGTAGAGACATTAAACCTTTTTGTATGAACATACGTTCATGAGGTTCCATGCATATTATACGTGGCCCACGACTATCCTTAGGCACTAAAGTTACCTTCGATCTTGGTTCGGCAGTTATAAGACGATCCGTCTTAGACCACGCTTGCGCGTGATCATAATTCTGAAAGAAGTATTCGAAACCATACACGTCATGTAATGACGGAATACGGCGGCGTATAACTCTTTTGTTTGAATTACTAACTGAATCAGCTGTAGCTCCACTTGAATGATGTGGTCTGATGTCCCAAGGGTCATCAGGCAACAATGTCCGAAAATGTCCACGTACAGTAAAAAAAGTAGCAGGCCACGCACTCGTTTTAACGAGAGCATCGGTCGCTGCAAATTTGTCGTACGCTTTTTTCTCCATCTCTGGAGAAAATGGCATCTCGAATTTGTAAAACAACATCAAAAGTTGGCGTAGTTCACCAATTCCTTCAGGTTTGTCACGAATGAGTCCGTCTTTCTCGAAAATTCTTATAAAGAATTCATAAAGGAAGACTGGCAAATTTGTTCCTCTCTTTATTTTAAAAGAGGACGTGACACAAAGAAAACCTGTAGTTAAACCTCGCTCAAGATCTTTGCCTAAAGCAGGCATGAGCTGAGTAAGGAATGGGTGGCCTTGTTCACATAATTTTACGAATGTGTTCAAGGTTCTTTCATTTGCGTGAAGGTTGCATGCGAGTATAGACCATAAGTCTATATGGCTTTTCAAAGTCATCATGTAAATTCCTTTTCCAAGGATCTTACCAACGAAGTTGGAGGCGTTTCCCGAATATGCATTTAATGCACATCACACAAGACGGAGTTAGGTCTAACACGGGACTTTTAGTAGAGAAACTCTAAGAAAAGTATAAACTGTAGAAAATTTAAAAAGCTTTCTATAGCACCCATAATTAGACTTGGATCAGCTTCCATTTAGTGTTCACTATTTAGAAACTTAGTCCAAGATGCATCGTCGTCGAGTATCGCACGTAAACGTGTACGCTGCTCTGCAATCGTTGCATCCGCGTCTGCTCTACCCAAAAGAGGGTTGAGAGACAACTTTAACATCAGTCTATTGTTGGCAACAGTGGGAACAGTATCAGGTGATACTATATCGCTGTCGTCAAATATCATGACCGATGACTTTGTACCGTTCTTAGCTACTTCATGAGAAATAGTTAGAACTGTACTCTGGCCAGTCGAAGTACCTGCAATAGCTCTTTTAGAGCTAGTAGGCTTCATCTCAATTAATGAGAATGTTTCGACGCCAAGTGTGACATCATCAGGAAACGCCATTTAAGATCCTTTTCGCGTTATAATTCTACCAACACCTACTAGATAACTAGTTTGGCGGGTAGATATGTCGGTTCGAATTGTGAATTCAAGATCGCTTTTCTTCAAAGCGGCCTCAAAGACGTTCGAATCGAGTTTAAACCTTTCGTAACGATCAATCTTAGTCTCGCAAGCGAGGCCAGGTTTGAAAGTATAGAGAGGCTCATTGCCGTATATGTCCGTAGTAACGGTTTGCGGTCCTGCAACAACTTCTGTTAAATCAGAAATTGAATAGCCGGCATCCACAAACTCAAACATGAACATATTGTTGATGTCAAAGTCCAAGTTGGCGACCATTTCACTTATGTTAGTGAAATAATCGATTGCCCACGAAAAAGGGATAGAATCCCATATACCCGTGAGGGGCTTGTCTAGACCGAATGCTTTATAAAAGGCATCGTAACGCTGTTCCTCGCTAATCCTAATTGCACGGAAGTACAAGTGAATCTTCGATTTCGAAGTCACTTTCGCACTACCAGCAACCTGGAAGCGATAATGATCAGCGCGCGAGTCTTCAAACCAATCCATATCAAAATCAACGTGTTCGTCTACAGAGTAGACGGTACGGTGTTCGTTAAGGATAGTTTTTGCATCGGCTAGCTCGTTCCATTGATCTATAACAAAGTTTAACTTTGTGAAGATTTCATGTACGGTCACTATATCGTTAATCAAAGGTAAAATACCAAATGAGGTACCGATATAAGCAGTCGTAGCCCGATCTATTGTCAATTTCTTGGCAAGATCGGCGCCCAACGAGACTAATTTAGTGACTTGAGCCATTTCTAAGATGACGTTGTACAAATTCATTGTAGCAACGTAATCGTCGATAGAGGGCTGCACGTCAACTAATGCATCACGCAAAGCTTGATCCTGAGCATCTAAAGGTATAACTGCACTCTTAGCATGGTCGACGTATGTCTCCCATCTGAGAGGATAGGTTGAGCAATATTGCCCAGCCGAATAAACAGTATTCCTGAATGTCCAGAAATAGCGGTGCCAGTACTCTTGTTCGGGAAAACCCGACATAGAGGACTCCTTTTTGTAGTGAAGACATGGCTTAAAAGCCATGGACTTATACCACAAGGAGCTACTAACACTTTCAAGTGTTGCATCACTAGCCTTATCAAATACGTTGATATAATCATCGAAAGCTTCGATTTTTACATCAATTTCTTCTAAGGCCACACGCGCATAGGCATCGAATGTACTGAGGGGATCTATACCCTCGCGTAGATTGTAATGCCCATACGCAGCTTGTACAGGAGTCGAGGTCACAGGACGCTCGCGGTGACGTTGAAGTAACGTTGTCGCTTTCATCTTTGGTCCCTCCTTTGTACAATATGATTAGGAGTGTTAAAGAAACACATCCTTCAACCGAATCTAAAGATTCAATTGGCGCTTTGCGCTGGAAGAAATCATCACTCAAAG